TATTTCCGATGAGGCGTTAGAAGATAATAAGCGCCAACCATTTGGCTATACTAATTCTGGTAATCATCGCCTACCTAATTCTGAGGGCTATAGTGGAATGTTGCGAGGGCCAATTTGTATTGATAATATTCATACTAATTCCAGTCTTGGTGACCAATACGTTGCTAGAGCATTAGCATTGTTAAATGATAAAACAACAATAGAACTAGTTAATACCATTCGTAGGTATATACCAAAAATCATACTAGATGGTATGATGGAATCTAGACTAGATTATGATGGTTTAACTGCTAAAGACTTACAAGAGTTGAAATTAACATGAGATGTCTTAATTGTAATAGTGCTAATCATACTATGAGTAATCAATTAGATGAATGGGTTTGTGATGATTGTGGATTTGTAATAGTTCTTAAAATAGAGGAAAACGTAACATTTAATTATAATCCTAATGCTACTAATAGAGACAAACCCTATGTGTATAATATGTCATTAGAATGTAATATGATTCTATCAAGATTTATTCATAGAATAGATTTTAATACTGCTAGGGATAAAACAATTCATTACCTTGATTTGTTAGAAAACGATTCTAAGTTTAAGGAATTTACAATGCCTCGCGCTGCCTACAAAGTAAAATTTATTAAAAATAAACCAATAACACAAGATAAAACTATGTTAGCAGCAGCAGTTGTTTTTCTTGTATTGAAAGAACAAAACGTAGCAATAAGACTCACTGATATGGCTTTAGCAGAAGGATTACCTCCTACTAGATTAAGTAAATTAACCAAAAAAATTGCTAGACTAATAGAAAAGCCATACTTACTTACAAGTATTCCTATTGAAGCATGGTTAGATAGAATAAATCATTATGCAAATCAAGAGTTGAAAGAGGAATGTCTTCTCTTTTATTACAAAGTTCAAGAAATATTTAATGCTAAGCAATTAACTTTTACATTGAAAGATTTGAAAGCAGTTATTTGGCTTCATGGTCAAGTAAGCCCACAATTCACAATATATTGGAAAGACATTAAACATTCCTTTGGCGAACCAAAAAGTCTAAAAAATGCCGGTGGTTTTACTGGCGCAAAAAGAGTATTAAGTGCGTTAAATCTTACCAAAGAGCAAATTAAACAATTAACTATGGATGAATTGATTGGAGGAATAAGATATGAATAGAAAAGTATTAATAATAGGAGTAGGTGGAATAGGTAGTTATCTATTTCCATTATTAGATAAAACTAGTAGTTATGATATTACTGTTGCAGACCCCGATGTAGTGGAGAATAAGAATATTTCATATCAAAATTTTTATGTAGATGATGTGAGTAACCACAAGGTTACTTCACTTAAATCTATGAATGGTTATAGTAGTAGTAGATATCCTATTCTAACAGATAAACAAATTATGGACTATGATTTAGTAGTTTGCTGTGCAGACAATCTAGACGTTAGAAGACTATTGTATCGTCAAGGATTTCAAGACGGTGCTAAGATTAAATGGTTAGACTTAAGGGCGCAAGGTAGGAATGGAGCGTTAATCAGTTATCTTACTGACCCTAAATTTAGTGATATGTTCCTACAAGGCCCAGAAGGTTCTTTTTCGTGTCAAGGAGAAACCTTTAATGAAACAAATGACACAAAACAATTACATTTCACCCATGTAGCAATCGCTGGCTATGGCGCACAATGGATACAACGATGGTTTAATGGGGAAGAAGTAAAAGATAAAATGGTGATAAATATATGAGTAAAAGAAAGAAAAATATGGGTCCACGAAAGTGGACAATAGCACAAAAAGACTATTTAAGAAGTCTTTTGAATGAAACGGATGCAAATGGGAACCCCTTTCCACGACAAGTGGTGGTTGTATTCTTGAATAAAAAGTTCCCAACTAGGCCTAGAACCCTTAAAGCAGTAGAGGCTATGACAAAAATATTGAGGGATGAAACCAAAGCAGAAGAACTTGCTGAAAAGATAGTAAGAGTTAAGCCTAAACCTAAGCCCAAAACAGTTGAGGTTGAGACTATTGTATCGTCAAAGATAACGCCCAAAAAAGCAAAGAAAGGTAGGGGCCATCATGTTGATACGACTAACTCTGGTAAGGGGTGGACAACCACAGACGATAGGTTCTTAGTAGAGAATTGGTCTGCTATTGATAGTGTGCGTGAAAAGGTAGCAAACCATTTGGGTAGAACAACATTAGGATGTCAAGCAAGACTATGGAAGGTTAAGAAAAACACCGACTATTACCACACATTAGTAGGCAATGTGAATGTAACTATTCACAATACTATTCCCGGTAAGCCCGGATTGTTGGAAAAACTATTGACCTACCTAATTAATAGAAGGGCCAACAAGCAAGCAAAGAAGGTTGAAAAGTTACAACAACAACTAGCAGAGATGAGTGTTAAATATGAAAACTGAAATAGAAGATTGGAAAGAACAAATTGTTCGCTCTTATGAAAATGAGAGCGTTCAATCCTTCCATGATTGTATATGGGAAATGTCTATAAAGGCATTTGACATACCACGCGAGGTTCAAGTTGTTATTGATAAGACTAATACATTGTTTATCAGTGTTGGTAGCCCCGGTTTTGTATCCTTTGATGGACAAGAGAGCGCATTGAATGGCATGAAACTTCCTTTGAAGGAATGGATTCATACTCATCCTTTTGGTCAAGCCTACTTTAGTAGCACAGATAAAAGCACCGTTGCTGTATGGAATACAAAGTTAGATTCAGCAACAGTATTAGGTAATGGAGAAAAAGCACATTGGTATTTTAGGTGTGGTCCCGATGGGAGCCATGTAATGACTAAGGAAGTGTTTGACTGGCAATCTTCAGATTATAATTTCTATGAAAATACTACTGATGTATTTTTGGATGTTTCTAAAGTCGTTATGGCAGGACTAACTGATTATCAAAAGTATAAGAAAGCAAAGAAAGAATATAAGAAAGCAAAGGAAAAATTTCGTAGTAGTTATTGGTTGAATGAGGATAAAGGTGATGAAGAATGAATATAATATTAACCATATCAGGTTGGGTATTCTTTTGGATATTATTTTTCAAAATGTTTGAGTAAGTGATAAAATGAACAAAAACAAAATGATGGTGTTGCTAATTGCAGCAAGTATGATGGCGGGTTGTGCGGAGATAATCCCAGAACCCCCAAATAGTGTAGAGGGTGAAAATCCTCCTGAGTGGAAATATGTAAATGGAACCTACACTATAATAATAGGTGACAACAATACAACAGCACCTTTAATTACTGTTGGAAACAATAGCACATGGCTTCAAATCCATAGTGTAACCTTGAATGCCAGCCACCTTAGTTTTGAAGTTGATGGGAACACCATCACCTTTCATAACTATACCTTTACATTGGGTGGCTACTTAAACCAAAGCGGTTATTTGTGGAATGAGGGATATGCCTCAAACATAGGCAATGCTACATTGCATACCCCAGATTTCCCTTATGATATAACTATTGAGTATTCAATTGTTTATAGAGAGTGGACGGGTAAAGAATGAGTACATCTTGCATATCTTGTGGCAGAATTGAATGGAAGGCCGATGTCGTGCTGATGACCGGAAAATGGGCTAGGCTGTTTAATTATTCAAACAAGAAATACGATGCGATTTCTTGCTTGAATTGTGGATATACGATGTTTTTCAAAAAGGATGCAAGGTTTAGCCCACTTGAGTTGATATTCGGATGAAACAAGCAATAACTGTTACATTTCCTGCACCAATGCCAGCAGAAATACCCTGTCCTGTTTGTCGTAAAGAACAAGGCAAATTAGGACAAGGGTGTATCGCTTGTGATTGGAATGGCAAACTAAGTGTAACAGTTGATGCTAAAATACCAATTCAAAGAACACATATTATTAAATATGTGTCTGAAAATTTAAGCGTGGTTTCGTCTGAATTAACTCGTCTTTATGGGTTAGTTCCCGAAGTAGATACTTCGGAAGTAGTTGATAGTGAATTGGGTCAATACGAAGTTGTGCAAATTAGTAGTTTAGGTGGAGCAGTTTGGATAGCAAATAGGCTAGATGAATTTGAAGCGCCTAAATACTTCTATAATGTGAAAGAACTTAAAGCATTTAAGGAGGGAATGATTCGTGAAGGATGAAAGAATAATAGCAAGAATACCACGCAACGCTTCTGATGAAGTAGTGGTGAGAAAAGCCAACTTTTGGAATATAGATATTATAGATATTCGTTGGTATAAGGATGGGAACCCCACTAGAAAGGGGATAAGAGTAAATATGAAAGAAGCAAAGGTAATGCTTCAAGCAATTAAAAAAGCAATGCGTGATGAAAATGGTAACGAAGAACGAGATGAAGAGGAAGATTAAAGAAAAGATGCCTGATGGCACTTATATAAATCCTGATGTATATAATTATGTAAAAGACTTAGTAGATGAATATGTTGACATTTTAATATCAGGGATGCTATCAGATTATATTCAAAAAGATAGGAAGAAATTAGATAGGGACCATGTTAATGCATCCTATGTCAGCATTTGGAGGGGTACATTTTGATTAATTGGTGTCTATGTTGGAGAACGGCATGGGAATTTGATAAGATGGCAGATGATAGAGGAACCTGTAAACATTGTGGTGAAAAAATAAGACACTTTTTTAGGAGGTCAACTATATGATATGTTTTAGATGTGAAAAAGAAGAAGAACAAATGATGGTAATAGATAATAAAGAATTAAATTTCAAAGAAACTGTGTGTTTTCCTTGTATCGTTAGATGTTTGAAAGACCATAAAAAGGAACAAGCAGAAAAACTAATGAGACAAGTATTGTCAGCAAGCGATGGGATGGATAGAAAATGAATATTCATAATGAGATGATAGTGTGGAGAAAACATTTAGCAAATTGTAGGAAGGATGACAAATGACATTAGCAAAATTTGCTAGGCTTTGTGAAAGTATAGAATTTGTAACACCTACTACTAAGGTAAAACTAATTTCTAAGGCTATGTCTGGATTTAGTGATAAAACACTATTAATTAAAATATTATCTTTAGAATATTCTGTCAATAACATTGGTGGTAAGAGAGCAGTAACTTGGTTAGCAAACGCATTAGGTTTGTTTCAAAGCGAAGTAGAAGACGCAGTATATACATGGGGAGATATTGGCGAAGCATTAGCAGAAATAGATGTAGGTAATGAGGAAGATTCTAATATTACTTTAACACAATTTAGTTCTCTTCTAGATTTAAATTGTTCTAAAATTAATAGTGATGCCTATGTAGTATTTGCTGAGGCAATGCAACAAATGAGTTCTAGAGAAAAGAAATGGTTTGCTAGATATTGGCTACATAAACCAAGAAATGGGGTAAACAATAAGATTCCATTAAAGGTAATGAAGGAGTATTATAAGAATGATAACATCGAAAAGTATTATCAGTATAATAAAGCATCAGATATCTGCGCCGAATTAGAAGCAGGTAATGAGCCTGAATGTAAATTAGTGCATGGACAATTTGTTAATCCAATGTTGGCTAAGGCTCGTAAAGGTAAGGAAAAACCTAATAGTTATATTATGGATATTAAGTATGATGGAAATAGATATCAAATTCATAAAGAAGGAGTCTCTGTAATTATCTTCAATAGGAAGGGAAAGGTTGTAACAGACCAATACTCTGATATTGTTGATATAGTCAAAGGTTTTGAAGTGGATAATGTTATTCTTGATACTGAAATCTATCCTGTGAATTCTGATGGTTCTCCTGCACCCTATAAATTATTGGGTAAAAGAGTTCATATGAAAGATAAGGTTAAGGCCATAGAACAATGTCCTGTAAGATTAGTAGCGTTTGATTGTTTATCTAGTTATGGCTCTTCAAGGTTAGATAGCCCACTAGTAGAAAGAATAATGTTATTGGCTTGTATTCCCAAAGAGTATAGAGCAAAAACATTTGATAACCAAACAATACAAGCAGCCTATAACTTAGCAATTGATTGGGGATTTGAAGGAGTTATGATTAAAGATGCTGATTTGGGCTATCAACCCGGCAAGAGAAGTAAGGGTTGGTTGAAATACAAACCTCCCCGTATCTCTTTAGATGTAGTCATTACATCTGCTAAGTATGGTAAAGGCAAAAGAAACAATGTATTTGGTACATTTGGTATATCTGTAAAGGATGGTTCAGACTACGTTTCTGTTGGTAGGGTTGGAACAGGGTTCTCGGATTGGGATTTAACCTTCCTTACTACAGAACTAAGAAAGAATGTAGACCATTATACAGAAGATGAGTTCTTCTTTCTACCTAGAATAGTATTAGAAGTAACAAGCGACTTAGTGACTAATGATGCTGATGGTAACATTGGTTTGAGGTTCCCTAGAAATGTTAGGATTCGACATGACAAGTATGCTGCTGATATTGATACGCTCGCAAGGCTTATGGAGATGGCATAAATGATTACCGAAGGTGCAATCACCCTTATTGATAGTCTGCCCTATACTTGTATTAAAATTGAGCATGGAGTGGCACATTTGAAGAGGGTCGGGGATGAGAAGCGTGGTAGGTTCAAGAAAATGGATGCCAAAATGGTCCCTTACTTAGATAAAGAAAAAAATCTTATCGTCCCAAAGCATCCTCGATTCGATAGAAGAAAGATGACAAGATTTCCTTACATGAAAGTCATTAAAGATGAAGTGGAGTTATCCCTATCGCATGATTTGGCTTATTTTGTAGCAGAACATTTAGATACTCTTGTTAGACAATTGGCTTTAAAAGCAGAAATCAATGCTAATCAACGCGGAGACAAAAGAATAACTTCTGCTCATTGGAAATGGCTAGAGTTAGACGTAAACGATGGGCATGGATATTGGGCCGAACAAGTTGAGTTTGGTAAAGACTACAAAGAATATCTAAGGACTAACAATAAGTGGGAAAGGCAGGAGGAAGAATAATGGGAATAAAAGGAAATTATGAAACTACACTAGAAGAAGTATTAGGTAGACATGGGGCGTGTGATGTTGTATCATTTATGTTCTATGCCCAACCCGGAATAAGGGACATGGCTATAATCAATGAAGGAATAACTACAATATATCATGGCGATTTTTATATTAATGTAACAGAAATAGATTCTGATTTAGCCTCGACATTTGGCTTGACAAGAGGATATAAAATAACATTCATGTTTACCACAAACATAAAAGAATTAGCAATGGCAGATTGGATTTCATCAGGATTTCAAGAACTAAGAGTCAAGTTTGATTTAATAGAAGTAAAGGAAGTAATAAACGATGTTTAATAAAGGACAGTTAGAAGGAATATTGTTGTCCCTGACCAAGCCCGAAGTGCATTTGTCAAGGACCGAAGATACCTTGATAGGATATAGAGTTAGAATAAGAGTAAACTTTAGAGCATCTAAAGAATTTCTCTATGCACTAGGATTATCATTAGATAAAAAGGGAATTAAATATATTCTAAAAGAAAAGGAACATAAAAGTAGACCCCGGCCTATCTTATCTATTGGTGGTCTAGTGAATATATGGAAACTATGTGAATTAGTTCCCAAAGACCTGCCTGATTCAAAAAATATGTGGGGCGATTTTAAAAAGATAGTCAAACTTATTGACGAAGGACAACATTTAACACTAGAAGGTTTTGAAAAAATCTTAGCACTCAAAGGGGAGATTTAGATTTTCAGTCGTAATGATATTCAAACCCTAGCATGGCACGCCGAAGAAACTATTAAAAAAGGATGTAAAGAATGTGGTTATGACCAGTTAGCATTTACAGCAGCAATTAGTGTTGAGCCTAAAATAAAGGTATTCTTTCTAGATATTGATTGTCCTAAATGTGGCGCGTCTTACAAAGATATAATGAACATGGAAGAGATTGAATGATAAATATTAATATGACAAGACCAATTATAATAGTAGGAAAAACAGGAACAGGTAAGACCACTAAGGCTCTAGAGATTCTTGGGGATAATCCTATCATTAGGTATGCTAATGAGTATGACATAGAGGATAACTTTAGTATCCCTATTGATAGAGGAATTCTTATTGAAGAAGCCAACTATAAACCAAAATTGGAACTAATTGTAAATACTATCAATCAGTATCAAGGACAAGTAGTATTGACTTCTCTCAACCAAAAAGATGTTCCGAAAGGAATCTTTGGTCTTTGTAAGTTAAAGAGAGCAGGTACTAAAAACTACTATCAAGTCTCCTTATCGGAAGACCTCGTAGGTTCACAAGACCCCGTTGATTATGATAAAAATATATTTGAATTGTTTTATGATTATTTAAGAAACAAAGATAGAAATGATATTGTAATACAACTTAAACTTAATAAACCATACGATGAACAATTTTTATCTTGGTTAGCATTAAATATCCATCCTAATAAAATAGCATATTTAGATGCGAAAGTTAAAAGAAGATGGTCTCAAAGTTATTTTTATGAGTTATTAGCATATGCGCATAAACCATCATCCCATTCCCATAAGGCTATTATTCCACAAAGAAAGGCACGACCAAAAATAATAGATGTTTGTCGTAAACTTGGACTAAGACCTTATGAACATCATTTGATTAAACAATTAATTCAAGATGATGGTTTTGCTAAGTATGCTAGTAAAACATTAAACAACTATGAAAGAAGGATGCTTCATTTGCCTGAACCACCCAGAAAGAAAAAGGTATTAACGCATCGTGTAGCAACGCTAGGTGATTTTTAATGTCAATAAACCATTACTATAAAAGAGTGGCTTTGAAAGAGTTTGGTCAAGGAAATCCATATCCTTACGTTTTTAGTACAGAACAAGCAGTAGATTATTTAAATACATATAAAAACCTAACTGGCTCTTTACATAAAAGGACACAAACCACTAATCAACAAACAGGTAATTTATTGTCAATGATGAAATCCTTTAAAAATATGGGATATAAAAAATGGATGTATATAGGAGAGAAAGAATAATGTTATGGACAGAACAATACAGACCAGCAACTCTAGATGAAATTATAGGACAACCTAAGTTTTACATAGATGCTATTACATGGAAAGAAGGTATGCCTAATCTATTGTTATATGGTGATGCAGGCACAGGTAAAACAGCAGCAGCAATAGCAACTGCTAACTTTGTTTTAGGAGAAGATAAGCAAGGCAATTTCTTTGAAATAAATGCATCAGATGATAGACGATTAGAAGTAGTTAGAACAACAATTAAAGAGATATCATCCTCAATGAAATTAGGGGATATTCCTCACAAAATTATACTACTCGATGAAATGGATGGGATGACTCCCGATGCACAAAACGCCTTGAAAAGGGTAATGGAACGATATAGTGGGAATGTAAGATTTATTATTACTTGTAATAATAGATTCAAAATCATTCTACCTTTACAATCAAGGTGTGCAAACTATCTCTTTACTAAGATTAGTGAGGAAGACATGAAGATAGTATTAGAATCAATTCTTGAAAAAGAAGGCATAGATTCGATACCAACCGAAGAATTGGAAATGTTTATTAAGGAGATGCGCGGTGACTTACGCAGGGCGATTACTGAACTTCAGGCATCGGCCAACAGCAATGCATCATTAAATATACAAATAAAAAGAATGGAAGAACCTTACGATAATATATTGGAATCCATTCGTAATAAACAATACGAATCCGCACTCAACCAAATTCATGCGTTGATACACCAATCGGTAGATATAAAATATGTGTGTCAATCATTACATGAAGCGATTCTTAGAAAGGAATTAGATGCTGGAATGAAATTCAAATTACTAAGGGTGATTGGGGAGGCTGAGTGGAGAAGTAGTAATATGACTCCAAAGGTATTATCATCTTGGATGATAGGTCAGATGATATAATGGATGGATTAGTTGTAATTTTAGTATTATTAATCCTATGGAAATTATTTGGGGGGGATAAATATAACGGATAGTGAAATGAAAGCAATGTTATGTTTCTTAGGTGGAATTTATATGTTCTTATTTGTATATGGATTTTATATATTACTTGGGAGGAAACCATTATGAGATTATTTGATTTTAATAGAGATGGTAAGTTTGACAAAGAGGACTTAATGAGATATGAGTGGATAGTTATAACAGGAATGTTATTGACAATCATACCACTCTTAAATGTATTTGGTATTACTGAGATTAATTCAGATTTATTCTGGACATTAGCAGGAGTATGTTTGACTGTGGAAGGAGTGATAGAATTGTACTACGAACAAAAGCATTGGGATGAAATAAAGAAACAAAAAGAAATAATTAAACATGAGGAAGAAAGATGAAACAAAAAACATTAATAGACTATGGATTTATGTATGGTTTTAGTAAAATAGATAAGGGTCGACAAATGACATTAACGGAGTTTGTAAAATGATGACATGGGAAGAATATAAGAAAGCAAAGAAAGAATATAAAGAAAGAAAAAAGAAATGGAAGTGAAAATATGGAAGAAAAAGTAAGTAAGGAAATTGCTAAGGCTGCAGAAGTCTTAGGATTAGAAATGAATGAAGTAGAAGAAAAGTGGTTGGATATATGTGATAAGAATAATCTATCACCAACCGATGAATGGAAACTAGCATTGTCATTATTTAGACAATGGTTTAGTGGTAAGAATGCATATAAGGATGTACCCGTTGCTGAAACAGGTGGAAGCAGCAGTTTAATTAAGCAAGCGTTAGGGTTTTTCCTATCTATTGAAGCCGCAAGAGATATGGGTAAGTGGCAAAATGATAGGGTTAAAGCCGAATATGATAGAAACCCAGAAGAAGCCTATAATACTGGTAGGGTTGCTATCATAACTAAGACTGATGAGGGCTATTCTGCTAAGAAAAAGGACAACACAACAGGAGAAGAAAAGACCGCAATTCTAAAGGAGTTGCCAGCAAATAACTTCTCAGTTGACACAGATAAGTGGATTGTACCTTTGGATAATATGCCATCTTTTGGTGCAAATAAGAACGTAAACTATGGTAAGCCTTTACCCGCCGAACAATTTAGGAGTGCAGGTGTATTTTTAGGAGATGTTAATGGAGAGAATGGAGTATATTTCTTTTCATACAAGGGTGAGGCTTCAAAGACGTTTACCCCAACAACCTTTAAATTAGTGAGTATGAGTGTTATTAGGGATAGTAATTTCCCTAACAGGATTTATGGCTTTAAGGAAGGGACTTTAGAGAGTTTAAAATACAATGCAGACCTACCAGAAGATAGCCGTAAGGATGAACCAACTGTGGTTGAACTTCAAAACTATGCTATGGAACACGCTATGAACCACTATAGCCCATTGTTAGATTTGAATAGGTATCACATGGAATTGCAATCTAAGGATGTTAGAGCAGCCGAAAAGTTTGTGATAACTGATGGAACAGTATCTAGTGTCAATATGACCCCTAATAATTTTGGGACTCGTAGGGTAACTATAACAGATATTAATTCTGACTTTGACTATGATGGTGGCTCTTGGGCAGGAACAACTTGTTGGGTTCCACCACATATTGATATCAATTTTGGTATTGGTTCAAGTGTTGTCTTTGTTGGTAGAACATCACAACGCCGAATGGATGATGGTTCATGGGGAGATGTATCACTTAATGTTAGTGGTATGCTATGCACTGAAAACAAAGGTGTTGTAACTGAACCCTTTGAGTCTGCTGAAGAAGAAGACATTGATTGGTTTTGATTAAATGTATGATATAGAAAATGGAGTAATTCATGGTGTTAGTTTTGCAGTAAAGTTAGAAACTGTAGAATTTTTAACATGGAGTTTAAACGAAGAAACCTCCGAATATTGGGTAAAGTTTCATGTACCCTCTCGCAAGGAAATCAGGATTAAAGTAACTGAGAATGCATTAAGAGAAATAGTAAATGAATGGAACTATGGAATGGGAAAGGTAAATTTAGATTTTGGTGATGAAAATGGATTGGACTACTGATAAAAAAGGTGACGCTGTAAAAAGCAATGATGAAAATGAAGAAGCGGTTGAGAAAACTTTCTTTCAAATACAAAAAGAAAAGATTCTACAACAAATAAAAAATAGATTAGAAAGGGATAGAGCATTTTTGTATTGTTCTGTTACTGGGAATGAAAAAGTAGGTAAAACAGGAATTGTCTTAGATTGTCGAACCGTGGAAGAGATTGAAAAAGGAATGAAAGTTCTTCTATTAGATTTAGATGATGGGGCAGAAGCAACTTGGGATTCTGGTTGGGATAGAACTGAAGATATTATTATCTTCAATCCTTTAGAATTGAAAAGAGATGGTACTCCAGATTGGGATGCCATCTTTAATAATGCTAGAGGATTTGTAGAGTTTGCTAAGGAAATGATTGAAGAAGGAAATGTTAAGGCTTTTATTCTTGATGGGGTAGATAAGGCTTACGAAGGTTCAAGCGATGTATTGCGTGACCACTTGGTTAAGCAACAACAAAGAACAGGAACCATTATTCATGCTTCTGATTCTGTTCATGTTAGTCCATTAGATTGGAAAATAAGGAATAGAATTTATAACCGCTTGTTGGATTTGGTTGGTTCATTAGAATGCGATAGGTTTATGGTTACTCATATGAAACCTTTGTATGATAATATCAATGTACCTGTGCCTATTGGTGAAACCCCTGATTGGCATAAATCTACACCCGCTAGATTTAACCAAATGATACATATAAATACTGTAACAAAAGATGGTGTAACAAATCATATTGCTACCCTTAAAGCAAGTAAGACGAATCCCTCCCTCGTAGGAAAGGAATGGACAATCTTTACTACAAGTGGTCACGATTCAGAAGAAGAAGTGAATGCTTGGTATGGTGTTCTTGAACTACGAGAGGGAACTATATGAGCCATCTTCAAAAAGTTCCATATGGATTATGGAATGATGGGTCTTCAGTCCCCCGTTGTAGTTGCGTAGAATGTGAGAACCATTTAAAAAGGGCTCCATTAAATAGTCCTGATAAGTGTAACATAACAGATTGTGTTTATCACAAGCCCCGACCTAAAGGGTGGCCCCAATCCACCTGCCAATATTCTTGCTTTGGTAAGATGGTAAAGGGTCACGAGGATAAGTTTGCTGGTAAAAAATATTCGTGGTCAGAAGAGGAAGTATAATTATGATGAATGTATCTGTAAATTTAAATGAATTTAAAGATGCAGTTGAGGCAATTTGGCTTAAGGGCAAATATAAGTCCTCAACTGTATCAAAGATAGATGCTATTAGTAATATGGGTGTAGCCTTTATTAAAACTAATAATACACTAACATTGGCTAATGCTAGTGAATCCATTGCAGCGAGTGTTACAATAAGAGCATCGGCAGAAGATGCTAAAGAAGACATGATGGTTATTTTTGACATCGAAAAATTGAATAAATATTTAAAGGTGTTCAAAGAAGACCATCTAATTCTTAGAATTACAGATTCCCAAATGATACTAAAGGATGAATCGCAAAGGGCTAAGATGCAACTATCTGTTGAACACGGAAGCATCGGAGCAATACTCAAAATTCAAACTTTGAAGATTCCAACAGAAGGTATGCCTGTATTTGGTACAACTCCATTGGAAGCCAAACTTACTATTCAAGGTGAAGTTTTGGCTAAAGCAATTAAGCATTGTAATATTGTTGGGACCGCTACATTTAAGATTGATTATAACCAAGAAAGATGTGTAATGTCTTCTGCGAATTTTCATGCAACAGAACATTTTGAATGTGAATTACCTTTAGTAGCCCACGAAGGAGAATCTGCTACGGTAGAATTTTCTGCGCCTATTGATAAATTTTGTATGAGTGGTGTAATGTATCTCTTTTTGAGAGATGACAAACCCATACTACTTATTGGGCCTAATAGAAAATTAATTGTAGCCCCATATATTAGGGTGAGATAATGATAATCAGTGCAATAGATAAAGAAAATATGTTTGCTCTCAGATGGAGGGAAGAAGGTGAAAGAAAAGAAACCACCATTCCGTATTTGAAGGCCCGTCCTTATTTTTTCATTGTTGGTGATGCTCCTGAAAAGAATCGCGTTTATATTAACGAACATGGAGTAAGGCTTCGCATAGACATATACTATGAAACAAATAAAAACTGGGTATCTCTTGATGGAAGAGAATTAAAAAAGGTTATGTGGAACCCACCAAAACCCGGCTACGCTAGGATGATTAGAAAAGAATGGGAAGAAACTTTTGAAGCAGATGTACCTTTTCATTACCGCTACGCAGTAGATAACCTAACTGAAATACCCGAATACGAATTAAGAAAATGGTATTGGGATTTGGAATGGCAACAAGGCGGAAAACATAATGGTGCAATTACCTGTATGTCGTTTTATGATTCCTTCAATAAGAGAAGTCGTATTTTGTATTGGATTCCTAAAGGTTCTGGAATTAAAAGAAATTTAATTGGACAAGGTTTTTTCACAGAAAAAGAAATGTTAGAAAGTTTCATGACTATTTTAGAAACTGAAGACCCTGATATGTTAATCTCTTGGTTCGGTTCTAAGTTCGATTTACCTAAACTAATTGAGAGGCTTCACGCTAACGGGTTGGACCCCCGAAAACTTTCTCCCTATAATGATGTGAAGGGAGTTTATTTTTCTGATGGGATAAAACTTTCAAAGGCAGCACAAGGCTACAACCCCGTTGAACAACCAGTTAGGGGAAGAATTTTACTTAACCTTGACCTAGCATTTGAGCGTCAATGGAATGATGCACAACGAGGGACACTACCTTCTATGGCATTAGACTATATTGCAGAAACTGTCTTAGGTGAGAAGAAATTAGTGAGCGAAAAATTTCCTGATAAGAATGAGTTTTTCGCTAGAGCATGGTTAGAAGACACAAAACATTATCTTGACTATGCCGTAAAGGACGTTGATTTACTTAGGAGAATAGACGAAAAAAACTATACTTCAGAAGCAATAGTTGCTCTACAAAGATTAATAGTTGCGCCATTTGATGCTTGTTTTTATGCGAGTAATAT